ACATCGACGCTCGCCCGTTTTTTATTGGAGTTGCAATGCTTATCAAAGTTGGTGACACAACCGCTGACGTTCGTGTTGAAGCAGTGATGTCAGTGCCTCGCCTCGGCTTCATGGACAACTTCTACACATGGGCTCAGGCTTTGATGCCGCTTGGCATTCGGCCAACGAAAGTGACAGGTGCGTTCTGGGGCCAGTGCCTCCAACGTGTAATGGAGCAGTTCGTAGACGAATGCGAGTACATCCTCACGATCGACTACGACACGTTCTTCACCAAGGAAGATGTCGAGCATCTGCTGACTCTGGCGATGACGTTTCAATGCGATGCCGTCACTGGCTTGCAAACAAAGCGTGAGGACGGCAGGCCAATGCTGACGCTGCTCGACACGATGGATAACCCACCTGAAGAATCTCACTCTTCTCTGCCGATGGAATGGTTCGGCGCACCTGTTCAGCAGGTAGACACCGCACACTTCGGATGCACGTTCATCTCAACAGCCGCACTCAAGCGGACTCCGAAGCCGTGGTTCCAAGGAATACCGAACGACGATGGCGAGTGGGGAGATAGCAGAACTGATGACGACATCTTTTTTTGGAAGCAGTTCAAGAAGGCAGGAAATCGGTTGTTCGTCTCTCCAAGGGTCGTGCTTGGACATGGAGAATATATGGTGACATGGCCCGGTAAAAACTTGTCTGGGCCTGTCTATCAGTACAGCACCGATTTTCTGACGACGAACAAGCGACCTGAGAACTCTTGGAGAGTGCCGGGATGAGATTCATTCACTCCGCAAGAACTGAGTATCGTTCGCTGAAGAGAGCAACCGACGCCGCAGTTGAGCCGGTGAGCGTCAGCGAGGCGAAGGCTCACTTGCGAGTTGATACCAGCGACGATGACACTTACATCGGCACACTCATCACGGCTGCGAGGCAGTGGGCAGAAGCCTACATTGACCGCACACTGGTCTATACGCAGTGGCAGATGAAACTCGACACGTTTCCTTGGGAAGTCGAGATGCCACGACCGCCAATGTCTCAGGCTGGCACGACGACGGCAGTCAGCATCACCTATACGATCAGTGATTCGCAGACGACTGCAACTCTCTCAACGAGCGAGTATCGTGTTGACCGCGACTCTACCCCTGGCGTTGCTCGCACGAACTATGGCGGCTCATGGCCGAGCCACCTCGCAGACCAGAACTCCATCACGGTGACATGGTGGGGCGGCTACGGAGCCAGCGGCAGCGATGTGCCTGCTGCCATTCGCCATGCGATCCTAATGCACGTCGGTCACCTCTACGAGCGAAGGCTTGCCGCTGACAATGTGGCATCAAATGAAGTGCCATTTGGCGTCAAGGCTCTCCTCGACTCACAGAAGTGGGGGCAATACAGATGATTCGCCCCGGTGAGTTGCGAGAGCGAGTGACCGTGCAGGTTCCTACGCAAGTCAACAATGCACTTGGCGAAGCGACGTTCACATGGTCTGACTCGACAACTGTGTGGGCCAGCGTGAACGGAGTCAGTTCGCGTGAGGCTCTTGCTGATGGTCAGCAGGAGACTCGCATCACGCATCGCGTTCGCATGCGATACCTCAGTGGCTTGAAACATACGCACCGCTTTGTTTGGAGAAGTCGCGTCTTGCAGATTGTCAGTTTGCTTGAATATGACAACCGCTCAGAGCATGTCGCTGTGTGTGAGGAGATCGGAGAATGAGCAGCGGAAATGAAATCGTCCAAGAACTTACGTTTGAGCCTCAACTCAGCAAACTAAGGAAAGTTCTGCAAGAGAAATACAAGGCAGATGTCGTCGCCCGCAAGATGGCCGAGGCGATGGAGCCTGTTGTTGATGTCGGCTTAAAGGGACTCAGGTCGTACATACGGCAAAACCATAGGGGACCGACAGGCAATCTCTTGAACGGAACGATTGCAAAGGTTGTCCCATATAAAGAAAGCGGAAACGCCGTAGGACTTGTTGGATACAGGGCGGTCCCTGGAGGCTATGCCGCCGCAAGCAAAGGAACGGTGAAGATCGGACAGAACCGTGCGTTCCATGCAGGATTTCTTGAGTTCGGGACAGACCCAAGAAGGACGAAGGGTCCTGTGGCGTCAAGTTTCAGGAGATTCGGTCCTTTCAAAATGATAGGCGTGTACCCTCCTGTGAAGACACGCCCTGCATATCCGAATGCCTTTTTCAAGCGAGCAAAAAAGGGGCAAACGGTCAGCACAGGCAGGGTCCTGCCTCTTGAGCCAATCAAAAACTCGTTTGAGCGATCTGCATCGTCCATATCTTCAAGCGCGAAGAAGTCGATCGGCAAGCAACTGCGTATCACGAACGGGTCGATAGCGAATCTTTTTCCGAAAGCGTAGCCATGATCTGGAAGTCGCCTGAGACAGTCATACGAAATGCGCTTATCAGCGATGCGGACTTCACTTCCTTGGCAGGTCACCGCGTCTACGCAAACATCGCCCCTGCCGATGCGGCCCTGCCGTTTGCCATATGGCGTCGATCCTCTGTCCGAAGAGAACAGACGTTATCTCAGCCTCTCGGAGTCCCAACAGTTCGGCTCGATTTGCAGATTTATGCCGAAACCTACATCACCGCCAGAAAAGCCGCGGATGCCGCTCGCGGCGTTCTGGATGGGTTCAGGGGCAGTTTCGACAATACACAAGTGAGCCTGTGCAGTCTCGATTCAGAATCCGATGGAATCGCTGCCTTGGATGGCTCGGAGGTACCGAACGCATATCTCGTAACTCAAGAGTACGACATTCTCTGGCAGGAGAGTTAGACGATGGCAGTAACGCCACATGATGCCCCAGGAACGACGGTTGTTTTCAGCGGCTCAACTTACACCGTCACTAATGTTTCGATCAGTTACTCCGATGTTAGCGGTCAGACTGACCGCATTGACATCAGCCATCTCGGGCAGACAACTGGAGAGACAATGCTGACTCAGGCTCGCCCGCTCAAGGGCAGTGCTACTGGAGAGACCGGCAAGGAAGTGTCGTTTGACTACATCGGCACAACTCAACTTGCGGGTGGCACTTCTGGGTCATTTGTCGTTGGCACGTACATCACTGGTGCGACGGCAACTGTCGTCTCGTCATCTGTGACGCTTGCCATGAATGACGTCATCCGTGGCAGTGCTACAGTTCGCGTGACTGCCTAACGCTGATGGCAACGTACTCCACCGGCATCTCTGTCACATGGAACGGTACGCCGTTCACCGAGGTGCAGGAGTTGTCGTGGAACTACGGCGGCTCTCGCACCGGCAGGGACACTGCGTGGTCAGCCGAGCAGGGCAGTGTCAGCGTCACCTGCCTTGGTATTGCGAACGTCAATATCTCTAACTTCGGAACGCGAGCCCAACTGGTGATCTCCGGTGGAGATGCTGGGCTTTCAACGTATGCTATCTGGGAGTCGGTGGCTGTCGCACCTGAACGGAATGGTGTGACGCGATTCACCGTATCCTTTCGCATCGTGGATAACTAAACATGGCACTCACAAAAGATCAGATTCTCGCAGCCGATGACATGGGCCTCCTTGAGGTTCAGGTTCCTGAGTGGGGCGGCAGTGTTTTCGTTCGCGTGATGACTGTCGGCGAGCGAGACAGTTACGAGAACGATTGGATGGTGAACAAGAACAAGGGAGTCGAGAACTTTCGCAGCAAGTTTTTGCAGCGAGTCCTCTGTGACGAGAAAGGCGACTTGCTGTTCACGGCTGATGAAATAGGCGTTCTTTCAAAGAAATCCGCTCGGGCGATTACTCGCATCTGGGAGAAGGCAATGCAGCACAACGCACTTGCTGATGCAGATGTTGAGGAGATGGCAAAAAACTGAATCTGCGGCCAACGCGGTTGTTCCTCTTCCGGTTGGCTGCAACTCTTGGAATGACGGTGGCTCAACTATGCGAAACAATGAGCAGCAGAGAGTTGAGCGAATGGATGGCCGTGCATCGTTTCTACATGCCGCTTGCCGACTCCTGGCATCAGACGGGAGTGATTGCATCCGCCATACTTGCACCGTACTCAGGAAGAGGGAAAACGCCGAAGCCGCAAGACTTTGTGCCGATCGAGCGTCCACCGCAACACGATCTCCAGATTCGTGCGGCGATGGAAGAGTTGAGCAGGCAATTGCGAGGTGAATGATGGCAAACGCAGTTGGCCTCGCAATGAAGATTACTGCTGATGCGACCAATCTTCAGCAGGGCGTAAAGAAGACGGAAGAGACGCTCGGTGGGCTCAACGCTTCCACCGAAGACACGAAAACCATCATTTCTTTGCTTACGAACATCGTTGAGTTGCTCAACCAGCAACTCGAAGAGATGCACGGCAAGGTATACAAGGTTTCGAGTGTTCTTACATCTGCCGCTCATGCGGCTGGCTCTGCCGCGTCGGCGTTTCAAGTGTTCACCAATAGCAGCCTCATCATGAACGGGGCTCTTGCAACAGCGGCGACGGGCATCGGCTTCTTCGGGAAGACAATTCTCAAGTCCGTTGCGTTTCGCGTTCTTGCTTTGGTCGGTCCTCTTGGAACACTCACTTCCGCTCTTTACTCAGCCGGTGCTGGAGCGGCTGCGGCAACTCCTGCATTGATTTACCTAGAGGATTTTGTTGAGAGACTTGGCATAGAAGCCACGAAACTCGGAACGTCCCTGCAGTTCCTCCAGACGCTTGAACTTGGAGCAAGCAGAACTGGCGAAAGCGTTGACAGCCTGAGAGTGGCCTTTACTGCTTTGTTGCGAAACATCGAAGCAGCAAGAGACGGGTCGGAAAATGTAACCAGAAGTTTTGAGAAACTTGGCGTCTCGACTCAAGACATCGAGAACCTTTCTCCAGAAGAAATCTTCAACAAAGTTGCGGTAGGTCTCGGAAAGATCGAGGACCCTGCAACTCGGTCTGCGGCGGCACTTGTCGTACTTGGTGAAAACGGTGCGAGGCTTCAACCTGCCCTGAGGTCGATCGCTGTTGCGGAGGCAGACTTACAGAGGTTCGGCGCAGTCCTCGATGGACTGGATATAGCCCGCCTCAACGACATGGGTGACGGCTTCGACAAACTCCAGACTGCAACGTCGGGATTCGGCAGGCAACTCATCCTGCCATTTGCTGGCCTTGTTGAAGGCGTGACAAAGGCTTTCGCAGATGTCATCGGCGGCGCAACGTCGGTCCTAAGTTCGCTCGGTGCGGTCCTGACTCCGTTTCTCGATCTGCTTGGCGGTGTCGTTCAGGTCATTGGCTCAGTCATTGGCGTCGGGTTGAAGTTGATCGGGTCTGTTCTAAAGCCGCTTGCATATCTGTTTGAACTGGTCGCAGGTGCAGTACAGTTTCTCACTGATGGGCTCGACACGCTGTTTGCCAGCGTGAATGCAGGTATTGACGGCTGGCTTCAGTATTTCAATCTTCCAGAGGAGTGGTTCGGAAACGCAGCAGCAGGTGCAGCCGAAGTTGCCGAGTCTCTGGAAGCCGCAACCTCTGCCGCACAAGACTTCTACGATGAAATCACCTCTGCTGTCGATGCCGCAGCCGAGTTCGGCCAAGCAGGCTTCGACGCTGCACTGAAGTACCAAGAGGCTCTAGAAGAGATCAACCTTCTCAAGGAAGAAGGCGAGTACACAGAAGAGCAGGCCGCTGAGGCTGCGAAGCGAGCCAATGAAGCGTTCAGGGAACGCATCGACCTTTTGCAACAAGCGGCTGACGAAGCGGCGGCGGCTGCCAAGCAGGAAGAGGAGTATCAGAACAAACTTGCTGCCATGCAGGCCGAGATGGTACGCAATGAAATCAAAGCGAGAGAGGATGCTGCAAAGAAGGCACAAGCAGACGAAGAAGCGTATCAGCAAAAACTCGCTGACTTGCAGGCTGAGATGGTACGCAATCAGATACAGAGAGAAGAGGAGATCGCAAGCAAGCGGGAGGAACTCAGCAAGGTTTCCGCTGACATGGAGCAGGAGAGGCTTGATGCCCTTGCTGCCAACACGAACAAGGCACTTGAGGCAAGCGACATTCGTAGCGGCGGCATTGCAAGCGTGATCGCGATGGCGACGGGCAGAGAAGATCCTGCCGTGCAAGAGGCTCGAAAGCAGGTTCGTAAACTTGATGAGATTCGCAACGAGATTCGCAACCTGGGTAGCACTGTTGAGATTGCGGGGGCTGCGTGATGGCTGTTCTTTCTTATCGCGAACTTGCTGGACGAACCTTTCAGCATCGCTTCGGTGAAGCACCGACTGCGGAGATTCGCTATGCGTTGACCCTCGATGATCCTGCGACGCCACAGCAGTCGATGATTAGTGCGGTTGGCATCCTGCATGGCGACTTTCATCCTGAGTACACATACCTCAGATGTGTCGAAGGTAATGTCTCAGAAAATGATCCTGACCCTTGGCATGCGACGATCTCGTATCGGTACGAAACTCCGCTTCGGGGTACCTCCGAATGGCAGGAAGATCCTATCGCCAGGAAAGACGTTTGGTCATTCAGCACTGGTGGGGCGCAGGTTCCTGCACTTGTTTACTATGAAGGCGACGGCAACGGAGACGTGAGGCCGCTTGTAAACGCTGCTGGAGATTTCTTTGAAGGCTTGACCACAGAGGAATCGGAGGTGCGAGCAAGTATCAGCGGCAATCGCGACTTCTTCCCGCTTGACGTTGCAGCAGCAGTAACGAATGCGATAAACGACGCCCCATATCTTGGCGGTGCAAAGCACACTTGGAAATGTACAGGGATCGGCGCGCAGCAGGCGACGGAAGTTGTCAACGAGATAGAGAAAAACTACTGGCAGATTACGGTCGAACTCCTTTATCGCCAAAGCGGATGGCCGATGCTTTTGCCTCATGTCGGATGGAACTACATCGACGGCAGCGAGAAGAAGGCGGTGTATGTGACGGGGCCGATAGGAGAGCGGATTGCAGCATCGAATCCGCAGCCACTTGATACTGATGGCTCGCTCAAATACCCAGGAGCGGGCGGCGTTCCAGATATATTGACGAGGCGAGTCTCGCCTGAGGTGCATTTCCCTACATATTTCAGCACTCCACCATTTTGAGGCGAACATGCCGGATTTATCTTTCACAATTACTGGTCAGGCGAGCAAGGGTGCTTTCTCGCAGTCATTCGCAGCAAGCGGGGTCACCGCCAACATGGCAACAGCAGGTGTTGCCGCTGTGACGCTGGAACTCGACACAAGCACAAGCGAAGTCAGCACGGCGAGCCTTGGTGCTGTTGGCCTTTGCTTTGCTCGATCTCTCGCAACCTCGGAGACGCATACCGTCTCATTCGGCAGGTTGGTTGGCACGAATCTCTACGAGACGGTGCGACTCAAGGCGGGCGAGGCTGCTGTGCTGCGACTTGCTGATGGTGACTACGCGGCAAAGAGTGCCGTGGCTGGCTCGCGGCTTGTGCTGACCATCTTCGAGGACTGACATGACGACGCAGAGGCCCGACGGCAAGAGTTCAGGGCAGCGTGTGTCGTTTACTCGCCAGGGTGCCGACCGCATTGCTCGCGCTGTGCGAACTGTTGAGCAGGGAGACAAGAAAGGTGCTGGCCTGTCGTTCGGCAGTGGGCCGCGTGATCTTGGCGGTGCTGACATTTTCCGCATGGCTCGCATCTCTGCTCCTTGGGCTTTTGAAGACACTGCGACGATCACGTTTGACAACCCTATTCACAGCGGTGCTACAGCGACGGCGATCAATTACTTCTGCGGAATAGGTGGCGGGCGTGTTGGCGTCTGCAAAGACAGCACTGGCGTCTGGCATCTTGTGGCGTGGGAGATGCAGGAAGTCTGCACGACTCGCCTCATCAACATGGAACTAGAACTGAACACCGCGAACTGCGTGATACTCAAGACGCTTGTGACCGCTACGCAGAAGTTCCTGCGGCTGACCTACCCGTTCGCAACATGCTCAACAACGTCTACGACACCGGGGTGATTCATGGCACGTTGCGTTTGCTGCGGTTGCTTGACCGATGACGATTGCTGCGTCGATGGGTTCTATTACAACTGTTCTGGTAGCCCGTTCGCTGGGCCGTTTGAAACTGCTGCTGAATGTTCCGCAGAGGCAGCATCTACCGGATGCCCTGGCGGCGGTCCTATCCCGATTTGCTATTGTGCGTCTGGCGACTTTGAATGTTGCAGCGATGGGCAGTGCAGAGCGTTTTGTGAGGAGTTGCCACCATGAAAGGAATCGCATTAGCAGGCCTCGAAGAGGCTGCGAAAACGAAGCCGGAGGGTTACCTCGATGACGTTCTCTCGTATGTCGTCAGACGAACGGAGTCGCATGTCGTTTTGGAAGATGCCGACTACTACATGCTGCGAGATAAATACAGCGGAGACGTTGATCCAGTTCATCGAGGGCCGGGAACAGAACTGCACAACCTGCTTGCCAAGTTCGGCGTTCACATGGCACCGGGATGTTCGTGTCGCGCGCGAATGACACAGATGAACAAGTGGGGCATTGAGGGCTGTGAGCAAAACGTCGAGACGATCGTTGGATGGCTGAAGGAAGAGGCGTCGAAGCGACGGCTGCCGTTTGCTGTATCCCTTGGCAAGATGCTTGTGCGTCGTGCAATCGCCAACGCTCGCAGGGAGGCGAGCCGTGGCTCATCGTAAGTACGAGTTCCAGATAGACGGGCAGTCTTGGAAGTGGCTCTACAAGTCACTTCGCAAGCGAGGTCTGCATGGTCTGTGCAACTACGATGAGCAAACTGTCACGATCTGCTCGACCATGAGCGGCATCGACCGCTTCGATACCGAGATTCACGAGGCACTGCACGCTTTGCAGGGTTATGCCTCGGAGGAGCATGTCGCAGAAGTTGCTACGACGCTCGCCAAGATTCTGTGGGAACTCGGCTACCGCTTACCGGGAGAGCATGATGCCTAACGTCGGCAAGTCTACGCCGTGGACAACTGAGTCGCTCGGCAACAGCGTGACGAGGATCACTTTCAGGTCGCGGTTGTGGGTGCTGCTGACCAGCGATTGGCATTGGGACTCAATCCATTGCAACCGCGACAAACTGGCTGAAGACCTCGCACTTGCGAAGAGGATGAACGCCGCAGTGCTGTCGATCGGAGATCACTTCGATGTGATGGGCGGCAAGTACGATCCCCGCAGCAACGGCAAGTATGACATCAGACCTGAGTTGCAAGCCGGGGACTACTTCGATGAGGTTGTCAGGCAGGGTGCTGACTGGCTGAAGCCGTACAAAGACCAGATGGCACTCATCACGCCGGGCAACCATGAAACGTCTGTACGACGAAGACAAGAGACATGCCTGACGACCCGGCTGGTTGAGCGGCTGAAGTTCCAAGGGGCTCGCGTTCAACAGGGCGGCTATGCTGGCTGGGTCTTGTTTCGAGGCATGAGGGGCGGCAATGCTACCGCATTGTGGAAACTCTGGTATCACCACGGCTACGGTGGCGGCGGTCCCGTGACGCGAGGCGTGATTGACTTTTCACGCTACCTCGTAGATGTTGATGCCGACGCTGTGATGGCTGGGCATATTCACCAGCGAACACTCATCGAGGCAAAACGACAGCGGTTGTCGAGTCATGGCATCGCGGAAATCTCGCCGCTGTATCTGGTGCGGAGCAGCACCTACAAAGACGAGAGCGTGACCGATGGCTGGGCAGTCGAGCGAGGCATGTCGGCAAGACCGATGGGCGGATGGTGGCTGTGCCTGCGATACGGCGGCAAGGACAAGAGAAAACTGGTTGGAACATTTCACGACAAGCCGCATGAGGTAGATGAATGAGTGCCGAGATTCTTGGGACCGAATGGCTCGCAGCAGAGATGTCGTTGGAGGAGAAGAACGCCGCACTGAAGGAAGCGGTTCTGGCTCGGCTGGGCGGCGGCTGTTGTGAAGGTGGCAAACTGCCGTGCAGGAATGAGGACGACGAGCATCCTGTTTTGTCGGACCCTGAAGATGAGAGCGAAGACACGCTGGACCCGTTCCATGAGATGCACCCATCGACGCGAGCATTTCAGCAGGCGGTGAGCGAGGTGTGGGAGATGCACCGCAGCAAGAGCCACGATTATGGGTCGGCGGTTGATCCTCTGGCGAACATCCGCAATGGTGCCGAGTTCGTTGGCATCGAGCCGTGGCGAGCGGCTATGGTGAGGTTGTCCGATAAGGTCACGCGACTGGCGACGTTCAACCGCACCGGAGAACTCCACCATGAGGCAGTCGAAGACACGCTTCTCGACCTTGCGTCCTACGCCCTCCTGTGCCTCGTTCTGCGGCGTGAACAGGCCGACCGAGGATGATATAGCCAGAATGGCCCATCGGGCCGCAAATCGCCTCGCAGAGCCTCTGGCGATGGATGTGCTGCGGCTGCTGGAGGAGAGAGCCTTTCTGCTGCGACTGATCGCTGCCGACCAAGAATCTTGATCTACCGCAGGTTGATTGTCGCGGAATCTGGTACATAATGCCGATAGGTTTATCGGCACAGGGAGAGTCTAAATGCGACAGGAATATCAACCAAGCGATCTGGTCTCGCCTAGCGAGGCCGCGAGAATTATCGGCACATCGGTCAACACCGTTGGTCGTGCCTGTCAAAGAGCAGGCATTGGTCTAAGGCTGAGAAGTGGAAGGTTGGCCGCAATCCGTTGCTCAGACTTACGGTTGGTCAAAGAGAACATGCGGGGAGAAGTGGGCAATCCGAACTGGATAGCCATGCGGGGCAAGGGACGGAAAGTTGCTTCTCGGTGACATTTCCCTGACAACGACCGTTATCAGGGAAAAAAAGCAAAGATCGAAAAAGTGCTTTTCTTTTTGTCGTTTTTGTCGTTTTGGGGCATATGACCCTGAAAACAAAGGGCATTCGTTGGCTAGAAAACCCCCAATAAAATCGTTTTTGGCAGATAGATTCCGTTGCCATCCGGTTGCGTCTATGCTGTTTTCACCCATAGATCACTATTTCTGAAATCCCTTTAATAATAGAGATTTTTTTGGACCCCCCTCAATATGGTTAGGCTGAAAGTCTGCAAGCGATGCGGTCAGATCATCTTGATGCCACCTGGGTCAACGGCTCATCCGCAGATATGCAACCTTTGTCGAGTAAGAAAGTGCGAGGAGTGCAAGCGTCAGTTCTCAAGGCCCTATCGGAACGACTCTTCTAAGGATGCGGGTCGCTTTTGTTGTCGCGGCTGTTGGTGGAAATGGCGTGAACGTCAACAACAGCACCAAGCACAATCTGACGAACCGACGACGGGGTAGGGGGGGCATCGTCTTTGACACGGTTTGCCTAATAAAC